GATCCGCTCGCGGATGGCCGGTATGTCGGTTGCCCGAAGGGCTACGAGAACATCCCCGACACCCTGCTGAGGAAGTTCGCGGGGAGCGTCATCACCGGCAGCGGTTCAGCCCTCGGGCTCGGGCTGTCGATGGTCCTGTTCTCGACTCCCGACGTGGCACCGAAGCGCTACGCCGTCTCCATCGCGGGGCGACCGGGCGGCACGCCGTTCTTCGTCTACATCCTCGTGAACGGCGTCATCGACCACCGGGTCATCGCACACACCGGGGGGTTCTCAGCGACTTGCACACCCCCGAAGCTCTACCACTGGCCGTCACTCGGCACGACCCGGAGTCTCGTGCAGCTCACGTCAGGCTCACGCAAGGGCCAGTACATCGACAGCAAGTACGCGAGGATCGTATGACCGACGACTTGGGCAGACCTGCACCCGACCCCGCACCGCAGGACCAGACCATCGACCCACCGCAGCCGGACCCGCCGGATACCCCGGACAACGGGTCACTCCCCGATGATGGCCCGGACGTGACGGACACGACGGCCAACGACCCGCTACCGGAGGACGCCCTGTGATCGAAGCCATCGTCATCGCGGTCATCATCGCGATCATCGTCGGTGCGCTCCTGGTGTATCTGCTCGGGCCGATCATCAAGAGCCTGCCGGCACCTATCGCGCAGATCGTCGGCAACTTCTTCGTCACGTGGGGCTGGGGCATCGGCGTCCTTGTCGGCCTCCTGTGGTTCTTCGGCGGCGGCTCGATACTCGGCATCCACCGATGAAAGCCATCATCCGTCTCGAAGCGGCTACGCCATTCCGGTTCGAGGGGAAGTCGTCCGTCATCGGAGAGTTCCCGGACATGGCGGTCATCACTCAGGGCGAGTTGGCGAACGCCGTGGCCATCGCTCATCTCAAGGAGCCGGTGGAGTGGGATTGGGACCGCTTCTGTCGGAACCTCTGGGATGAACTCGCGAAAGACCCGGCCACCGCCTACGCCGAAGAGGTTCGGCGATGATCTTCGGACGCCCCGCCAACCTCATCGTCGGCGCGTTCCAGGCGGTGCTCGGTGCCGTCGTCCTTGCGCTCGGAGCGCTCGAGCCGCCCATCGTCATCCCCGCGACGGTGGTGGCGGCGGTCGTCATCGCCTTCGGTGCGGTCATCGCTCTCGTGGCGAACCAGCCGCCGACGCTCAATCCGGGCGATACGCTGAACGTCACCACGCCCGCCGGTCAGCCCACGGCTGTCACGACGGTCGCCGTCCCTCCACAGGCAGACCAGCCGCCCGTCATGACCCCCGTCCCCCCCAAGCCCTGAACAGGAGAACCCCGATGGCAGACACGCTCGACACCGCGACTCCCCGCAAGCTCCTCGTCGACGGCCGGCAGCCGACCGCAGATGAGGCCATCACCGTCAGCGACGACACGATCCTCTCGGTAGCGGCACCGGACGCGAACGGCGACGTGTTCGTGACCGGCACCGCCGACGGCTCCGCGACGATCACCGTGGCTCCAGGCGCAGCGGACACGAACCGCACCGCAGGCAGCGACGACATCACCGTGACGACGGCCGTGGCACCGACGCCCCTCGCGGTGACGTTGGAGTGAGCGGCGTCCACGTCACGATCGACCAGAGCGACACCGGCTGGCGAGTCGAGGCGAGCGGAGCCGACGATGTGGTCATCGAGACGGATGCGACCGGCGTGACGGTCGGCGTGCATCCCGACGATGACGACACGGGCAAGAAACCGCTCGATGTGAGCCTCGGCAACCAGTGACCGAACCGACGCCCATCCGTCGGCATGTGCGGCGATCGGAGCGAGTGAAGCTCTCCGCCGTGCTGGCGGCTGACATGGTGGGCGTCGTCGCCGCCTCGAAGCAGACCGGCATCCCCGCCTCGTCCATCGAGGTGTGGCTGAACAAGCCGGAATACGCAGAGTTCCGCACTAAGACGCGCGAGGATCTCGCTGAGGAAGTCCGCGTCGCTGCTCATCTGGCGTGGCGGCGAGTCTCGGACACGATGGCTTCGATGGAACCGCGAGACGCCATCTTCGCCGCAGAGAAGGCGTCCACCATCCTCCAGCTCCTCAGTGGCGAGGCGACCACCCGAACCGAGTCACGTGACATCACCGCGGATCTTCCAGATCACGAGCGCGAGACGTTGAGCGCCGCGATCGACGAATGGCTAACGACCCACGATGCTGTCACCGAACCTGGCTGACGCCCCGCCGCAACTGCTCCGCGCCATCCGAGCCGAACTCGGGCCGACGTTCGCCAACCCCCAGCAACGGCGGTTCTTTTGGTCGCAGGCCTCCGAGGTGCTGTATTCCGGGGCCTACCGCGCCGGCAAGTCGCGCATCGGCTGCGAGAAGGCGTACTACCTCGCCAAGCGCTACCCCGGCATCCCCATCGGCATCTTCCGCAAGACGGCGGCGAGCCTCGCTGCCTCCACGGAGCGGACGCTGCTCCATGACGTGATACCCCGAGGCGCGATCGTCCGCCACAACCGTACGGAGCGCTGGTACGAGCTCAGCAATGGGAGCCGCATCTGGTTCTTCGGCCTGGACCCTGACCCGATCACCGGCCTGCCGTCGAAGGTGGGTTCCGTGGAACTGGGCTGGGCATTCGTTGACGAGGCGGCGGAGTGCTCCGAGATGGACTGGTCGCTCGTCAAAGGTCGTCTCTCATGGCCGGGCATCCCGTATCACCAGATCACCGCCGCGACGAACCCCGCGTCACCGAAGCACTGGCTCAAGGTGCGCTTCACCCCACCCACCGAAGCCCGGCAGTACCTCCACGCGAGCACATTCGACAATCCCCTCCTGCCAGCGGATTACGTCAAGGACGCCCACGCCGCGGCGGACGACTATCTCAAACAGCGTTACATCATGGGCGAGTGGGTCGGAGCCGAGGGGGTCATCTGGCGGCTGCCGGACGACCAGGTACAGATGAGCACAGGTCAGTACAAGCGTGTCATTGCCGGCATCGACTGGGGCTTCGTCCACGCGTTCGCCTGCGAGGTCATCGGACAGACGGGTACGGGCAAGCTGGAGGTGGTCGACGAGCTCTACGAGAAGGGCGAGACGATCGACCGCATCATCGTCGTGCTCGGCCTGCTCATGGCGCAGCACAAGATCGAGCGCTTCTACGCCGACCCCTCGGAGCCCGCGTACATCCTCCAGTGCCAGCGGGCAGGCTTGCCGGTGGAACCCGCGAACAACGCCGTGGGCCCCGGCATCGGTGCGGTGAGCATGGCGATCACGAACGGCATGACCGTCAGTCCCCTGTGCAGAGGTCTCCTCGGAGAACTGCCAGGCTACACGTGGGCGGCGAACAAGATGGGCGGCGGCTTCCACGAGAAGCCCATCGACATCAACGACGACGCCTGCGACGCCCTCCGCTACGGCGTGGCGGCGCTCACCTCATCGCTCGACGAGAACCCGTGGGCGGCGCTGGCCGGTCAGCGGGTGGGCGGGGTTGCGTGACCTCAGTTCTCAGGCGGCAGCATGGGCAGGAGAACGAGCAGCATGGCTGCTATGAGCCAGACCAACGTGCCGATGTAGAACACGACGATGCGGTCATCGCGCTCCCAGCGCATCGCGCCGACCCATGCGATGGTGTAGAACGCGAGCGCGGCGAGGCCCATCTACTTCCCCTTCGGAACAGGCGTGAACGGCCGGGTGTTGAAGTGCTCGGACATCGGGCGCTCAGGCTGGGCCTCGAAGTGGATGCCCGCGGTCGGGCTGACGAACGTGTGGGGATTCTCGGCCGCGATATCGGCCGCCATCTCCCAGCGCTCGCGCTGCTCCAGCGCCAGTTTGATGTACGAACTGCGCGTAAGGCCAGCCTTGCTCGCGCGTTCCGTGAGTGCGCTCCACTCTTGGTCACTGAACCAGACCACCCGTCGGAGAACGGCCACGTGTCACCTCCTACGTGGCACGGTACACCTGCAACGTGGTACGTAACATGACCACCGCCGAGAAAGCCATCCAGACGTACACCGAGGCGGCGTTCGTCCTCGCCGTCGTCGGCGCGGCGCAACTCCCGTCACCGTTCGGCGGCGCGCTGGCCGCGATCGTCGGCGCGGCGTTCCTCGTGGGGCTGGCGTGGCTCGCTGACCGGCGCTCGGTGCCGAAGGGAGCGGCATGACGCGACCGCTCATCCCCCGGATGCTCACGCTGTACTGGGAGGCGATGGCCGCAGCGCGCCATCCGTCCGAATGGCGGTTGAGTGCCGATTTATGGCAGCGGTTCGGCCCCGTCAAGCCAGAGCACGGCCTCACGGTCATGGGGCTGAATGTCAGACAGGATGTCGCCCTCCCGCCGAATAGCGTGGTGCTCCGATGAGCATCTACGTCCCGTCCCGCATCGCCCCAGCCGTGAAGGCCGGTCCGGTCGGTCCCGGTTCCGGCGTCCTGCTGACGGAGTTCCCGCTGCTCCAGTCGCTCTCCGCCAAGTCGCCCCAGAAGAAGATGCAGCAGGCGTGGAAGCTCGGCATCGAGGTGCCGTGGATCCGTAGGGCGGAGATGGTCATCGCGGCGGAGTTCGTCGGCGTCCCGTGGCACCTCGAAGACGAGGACGAGGACACGATCGACGACACCGCTGAATCGGACGAGCTCGACGCGTACAACCTCATCGCCAAGCCGCAGATGAACCTCGTGCTGCCGGGCGTCATCGCCCCGAAGCGGCTGACCCGGAGCGACCTGTGGCGGCTGACTTGCCGGCACATGGGCCTCTGCGGCAACGCGTTCTGGTACCTCGACGAGTGCAACGCGTTCGGCATCCCGTCGTCCATCCTGTACATCCGCCCCGACCGGATGAGTCCCGAAGAGGACGCGCAGGGCAACCTCACCGGCTGGCGCATCGACAAGACGCAGAGCTCCGAGGGCATCCTCGTCGACCTGTCCGAGGTCATCCAGTTCATGCTCGAGCCGCCGGACATCGGCCACTTCGGCATCGGCCTCGTGGAGTCGGCGCTGTTGAAGATCGGTCTCTCCACGTCGTTGGACCAGCACCTCGCGCAGGTGCTGGACGCTGGTGGTCGACTCTCGGGCATCCTCGCGCCGAAGACCGGCATCATGGAGGAGAACCAGCTCATCGAAGCAGAGCGCCAGTGGCGCAACGTCGTCGAGCAGAGCGACAGTGCCAAGCGGCTGCAGATCCTCCGCGCCCCGGTGGACTTCACCCAGACGACGCTCTCACCTGCGGAACTCCAGATACGCGAGCTGATGATGGGCGCGCGTGACGACCTGCTGGGCCTGTGGGGCGTGCCGCTGTCCAAGCTCGGCATCCACGACCGCGCCAAGGGCCTCGGTGCGTCGGCGGTCGTCGAGGCGGATGACGCGACGCTCTGGGAGGATGGCGTCGAGCCCCGATTGGGCGGCAGCGACCGCGGCGGGTTCGTCGAGGCGCTCCAGGCGCAGTTGCTCGACCGCTTCCTGCCCCTGGGTGCGGCGGTTGAACTCATCATCGACGCGCCGACGTTCGACGACGACGCGCCGAAGTACGTCGAGGGCCAGCAGTCCATCGCCATCCCGATGCGGAACAAGGATCGCCTCGCGATCATCGGGCTGGAACCGTTCGGCGATGATGTCATCAACCCCGCCACGGGCGTCCCGTACGACGACGAGGTATGGCTCCCCGCGACCTCCGTCATGGCGTTCGTCGCGCCGTCGGATGGCCGCAAGATGCCGACGATCGAGACACAGCCCGCCCCACGCCCGGATGACTCAGCGAACGAGGCGGCATCACAGGCTGCCGGTGAGACGAGCCTCGTCACTGGGAAGGCCGACATCCACCCGCGGGTCAAGCCGCTCCACGACAGCCTCACGAAGCTCCGCGCGAACATCGACGCGAAGATGACGCCCCGCGTGCGAGCTTCGGTCATGTCGTTCCTCACCTCGCAGCGCAGCGACATCGCGGCACGGGTGAGGAAGAACGCCGAACTCATCGCGGCGCGTCCGGGCGATACGAGCGTCTGGTTCCCCACGTCCAAGTACAACCGCGACCTCACTTCCGCGCTGCAGGGACATCTCAGCGGCGTCGCGGACACGGTGAACACGCACATCCGCACGATCCTCCCGACGATGGGCAAGGCCGGCCCGCCGGTGGCGCAGGCAGCGGCCGTGGAGCGGGTGCTGCGAAGAGGCGCTGCGCGGGTCTCGAAGATCAACGAGACGACCCGTCAGGCCATCGCGGACGTGATCGCGGAGACGTTGGCGAACGACGGCACGATCCTCGACGCGGCGGATGCCATCGAGCAGATCAGC